GCACCAGTCGGTCAGGGTCGTGTCCAAGAACGCAAGGCACGGGTCGCCCGGCGGCCACGGATTGCTTGCGCCGGGATTGAGGGTCAGCCGGTCGGTCGTGGTCCCCGTCAGGTAAAGTTGCGGCAGAATGGCGCCGACCCCGCCTGTGTTCGCTCCATCGGGATAGGGCACCGTGAGTAACCCCGTACTGGCGGTCTTGTACGCGCGGCCGGATTCGTGCGTCACGACGGCGTTGGGGACGGTGAAGAATACGGCGGATACCGTCATGGTGCTTTCTCCTTATCGCGCTTGCGCGACCGCAGAAATCGGGAATAGCGTTTTGTGAGCCATCTGTCGTGCCTCGAACACGGTGGGTGGTTAGAGGTCGGCTCGCGTTTGCCCGCGGGTCGACCTCGCCCTTTCTATTCTGGATCCGTTCCCTCCGTCAACGCCGAAAACATCAACGGCCCGCGGAGAGAAACGCCAATGATATCAACCGTTTGCGATGTTGCAGATCACGCCCATCGCGAACGGTGCATAGACGGCCAGCACCTCTTCGGCATAGACACCGGTCTGTCGCGCGCGGGTAACCAGGGGCCAGTCTATCTGGTAGTAATCCTGGCGCGTCTTGACTTCCGCGACATTAGGGACTTCGTTCGACTGGTACTGGATCGGCAGGTTCTCGGCCCAGCCGAGGATCGTGCCGGGCGGGACGCGCGGATGGATCCTGATCGGGATGCGCAGCCCGCCGTTGATCGCGAACGGGTTGTAGTAGAACTGCACCACGCCGGATGCGGTCACCTGGTATTCGCCGGAGGTCCCATCGGCAGGTGAGTCGTACCGCAGCAGTGGGCCTGACGCGTTCGAGAGCACCTTTGTGGTGATGTTCTTGAGCTCTTGCGAATTGACGTACAACACCGTCGGCGACAGTTCGAAATTGTCCCACATTTTTTGGAACATCGTGTCGATTTCAACACACGAGCCGCGGCCGCTCGAGGTCAGCGGCGTTCCGATGCCGGCCGTGCCCGTCGCCATAATGTTGACATAGGCGTTCGATCCGGACCGCAGCGCCGTGGTTAGGAGGCCGTCGTAGGCATAACTCGCGTTGGCGGAGTTGTCCGCGGTAATCGCGGTCTGCGATTGCCGTCCGGCCACGAGCGGGGTGCTGAAGGCAACGCTGTTGATCGTGGTGATCGCCTGCAGCGTCTCGGTGCCAGTGGCAGTGCTCACAAACCATGCATAAGCGACCGCACCCTGGATCGGAGTGACGCTGCAAAGGAGGGTATTGCCCGAGCCGACAGTCGTAGGTCCGGCCTCCGGGCTAATGTTTCCCGAGCCACCCGACAGAGTGTAGGGTTTGTTATCAGCGCCAGTGATCGGCAGTGATGTGGCGACGCCAGCTGCCAAGCTGGAATTCTGATAGCCCTCAAGGGTCAGGGGAACGACCTTCGTGTAATAATTGGTCGCCGGCAGCGTGCCGCCTGAACCGGTATTACCCGAGCATGTCGGTACGAGCGTGGAGCCCAATAGCATCGACATATTGCCGGCGAGGATCGCCATCTCCTCCTTCAGCATGGTCTTTTGCAGGAGGCGGAAGGTCATCCGCGCCTGGATGTCCTCGAACTCGCGACCGGCCGAGATTGCTTCGAAGGTGGCCTGGTCTTCCTCGCCAATCGTCACATAGGTGGCGGACTTGTTCGAGGTGTTGTACGACATCTGACCCGAGCGCTGGCCTTCAGGGACCCAGCCCATTGCATCGAAGCCAGAGCCGATAATGCTGTTCACCTGGCGCCAGTTCGTGGCCGCGCCAGTGCCACCGCCGACTCGCGGCATGACATTGCGTATCGGGGTCACGAACGGGTAGAGGTTCTTGGCCGGCGCCTGCAGGTCATAGGCCAGCAGGCCGGTCGCCGTGGTGATCGACTTCGCGAGAGCGTCGTCGGGATTGGCCAGAGAGCCTTTGAGCAGCTCCAGCGTTTCCTGGGTAAAGTTGTCCATTGGGAAGCCTCCCGAATTTGGGGGACAAAAACCCGGCAGCGCCGGGTCGGTGATCAGCCGCGGTTGCGGCCGCTAGGCAGGTCTGCGCGCGGACCCTGGTACGGGACCGTCGGTGAAGCCGTGCACGACCAGTCGGTTCTTAGGATCGTTCTTGGCCAGGGTGATCTCCGCCAAGTGCTTCCGCACTGGGTCCATGCCTTGGACAGCGGCGACAAGGGCGACATCGTCCAGCTGGCCATCACTTGACAGCGACGATTTCACGGTGGCATTCTCGGCCCGCACGTGTAGATTTGCCGGCATCGGCGCATTGTGGATTTTCTGCACCGTCGCCGCGATCGATTCGAGCACCTCCTCAGTCTTGGTAAGACGGTCTTCGGTAGCCTGTTGGTGACTAACCAGCCGCGGGAGCAATCCGGCGATATCCGACACCGCTTTGGTGAGCAGGTCGGTCTGCGCCGGATCGCCAGCGATTTTGTGCGTGCCAGGCGACCCGAGGTCGGTTCCAGCACCGCCAGCGGTCGTCGAGGTGCCTTGCGTCTCGCTCTCTCCCTGCGCGGTCGCCTGACCGCCCGGGACGGTGTTAGCGGCGCACTGCAAGTCGTGGGCTGCCATCAAATGCTCGTGGGCCTTGTGCATGTTGCCCCAATCGGCATTGGAGTGGCGAGCGGGCTTTGGGACGCCGTCCTTGCAGGTGCCGCCATCGGCGGCTGCGCAGATCATGTCGTGAGCCGCTTGACAGAGCGCACGTTGGCCCCCGCCAGCCTTGACGATCCCATTGACCATCGCCACAAGATCGGCTCCGGTGGCCTTGCGCAGGTCGTCGACGGAGAGCGCCTTCTGGTTGCCAAGCTCTGCTTGGCCCGGCATCGGCATAGCCGGTGAGGGGCCCGTCGGGTTCGGCGCGGCGTTTGACGCATTTCGACCGGTGTCGACCGTCGAATGCTGCGTCGCAGCGCCGGCGCCTTGCTCCGGGTTGCTGTTGGTCAGCATCTCGCGGCCATCGGCGCCGATGTTGGTGGCTCCGGCATCGAGCACCGCTTTATGCGCATCGGCCAAGTGGCCGATCTTTGCGCGGTCGGCAGGCAGCCCTACCGCGCAGTTTATCGCATAACCGGAGGCGTCAAGCAGCTTCTGGTCCTCGGCGTTATGACGCTTGCCGATCTTGTAAAGGGTCATCATGAGCCTCGCTTTTTTCTCGTCCGCGATCGGAGACTTGTCGAGGCACTCGGCGATCGCGGACAGAGCGACCGATGCCATTGGGACTGGGCCGGCGATCTCGGTGCCGTCGAGGACCTCGGCGGTCTCCTCGGCGACGAGATCTCGGAGGAACTGGCAGAGCTGCGCGCAGAGACGGCCCGCAGCGGCTGGCGCGGAGGAATCGTCGCCCTCCATCGCTGCTTCGAGCTCGAGTCGGTCCTGCAGGGACATCAGCTGGCCGACCATGGAGGCCACCTCGCCAATGTCCCATAGCGACTTGGTGATGCTGGCGAGCGAGCTCTTGTCGGCTGCAGCCGGAGGACCGTCGCTGTCGATCTTATCCTTCCATGCCGCGACGATCTTGGCCTTGATCCGCGCGATCTGGTCGCTCGAATATTGTTTATGGTTCTTAGGCATGTTGATGTAGGACCAGGCGGCGCGAATGTGTCGCTCGTTGTCGATCGGATAGCGCGGCTTCTTGTCGTCCTGATAGCCGGGGTCGGCGTATTTCACGTCGCCGTACTCGCCTGAAGGCTTATCCGCCTTTTCGAGCACCGCGAGCGCCGCCGTCCCGGCCTCGATCGCCGCCAATGCCTCGTCGATCACCGACTGCTGGCGCCCTGCGCCCTCTGCCGCGCGCTTCCCCACGTTGGCGTCAAAGTCCGCCATGCACCTGATCGCCTCGGGCTTGTGCAGGTGGGTATGACCGGGAGTGCCGCAGGCCCAAATTTGCGTCGGCCCGGTCTTGGCGGCGAGTTGCTCGCCGATCGTCGCCAACCCCTCGGCCGCCGCAGCTTTCCAGACGTCCAAAATGGCCGATGGATTGGCTGGGCGGTCGACCAGCGAGATTTCGCTCAGCTGCAGTCCGGTAATCGTCTTCGGATTGCCCGCTTCGCGCTGAGTGACGCGCCCCCCGATCGAGAAACCGCGGTAGACTTGGTTCTTGACCTTCGAGACGGCGACCGGATCGACAACCCGCGCGGTGATCCGCGTGATGTTGTCATCGCCGACCTCGGCCTCGAGCGTGGTTCCGGCAGCCGAGAGTTGGTGCATTTCCCGCAGTGCCGGGAATTTCATATAGTCCGGCAGCGCGTCGCGCATCGCTGAGCCACGGACGATTTCCCCTTGATCGTCGACCGTTTCGCTGCTCGCGACCCCGAAGACGCGGATCGTCCCGTCCGGTTGGTCCTCGACCTTCTCAATAAGGCCGTAGAGCCGCTTGGGGCTTGACAGAGTCATTGAATTATCCTTATCTCTTTTGGATGCTGCGGCGGCGTGGAAAGCAGACACGCTCAGCTTGGAGTAGGTTTCGGGCGCGATGAGGCAGCTCGATCCACGAAACGAGCCATCTGACCTAGCCGCTCATCCGATTAGGAAGCTGGGATAGCGTCCAGCCCGCAGCGATCTCCGATCAGGGCGAAACGGTGCTGTAGACGGCGGCGAAGGTGTGGGTGGCGTTGGGCGCGGTCGTCGGCGTCCAGAAACCCGCGTTGGTGAGGGTGCCCTTCGTCTCGGACGCGGCATCGACGATCTCGGAGAGCAG